GGGCGGAATAAATCGAGTCAGGGGCGGAATAAATCGAGTCAGGGGCGGAATAAATCGAGTGGCCCGACTTGACACCCTGTCAGGGGCGGAATAAATTGATTCAATTGACGCAATGGAGTGATTCGAAATGACCCTAACCAAACATAATGCTTGTGCCCTTGTAGTCGACACGATCACCAGCACAGAAGACTGGTGCGTATTCGAGCATCACGTCGTTCTACAGGAAGGTGAGCCGCCAACGATCGTACTGGTCGGTGCGTGCAAACTGCCCGATGTGTACCGGTTGGTGAGCGGCAAGACCAACAGCGAATGGGTCAAACTGTTCAGCAACGGCGGAAAGGTGTTGGTCCAAGTCATCGCCACGACTGAAGACAAGCAAGAGGCTTTCAGGCTCGCAGCGGAACGTGTCGCAGCGATCGAGCCAACCCCTGTGTGTAATTTGCGCGGACATTCGCTGCGGTCTGCTGCGCGCTCGATTGTCTGCGTGAACAACGGCCGCAGGTATAACACGCAGCAGGACGCTGCGAGCGATCTCGGGATACATGCTAGTTCGATCAGCCGCCATTTGAACGGTCAGATCGCTCATGCACAGGGATTCACATTCACATACGGCACAGGTGACGCATGACCCGCGAAGAACTAGAAGCCACCATTACTAGCGCACAGGCCGAACTCGCCAAGCTGGACAGCGTGGACAATGCTGTGGCGGAAGCGTGTGCGAAGGTAGTAGAGGATAACGGGCCATATGCTGCGGGCCTGCGCAAAGGTGAATGCCGCCAAGGGTTAGTGTTCGGCATATTCCGCGCATCCTACGACCTCGGCCACCAGCGCGCCAACGCAGAGCGCGAGGAAATGCTTGGGCTGTTGCGGATAGCAAGACGCAACATTGACCACCACACGATGCTGTGGGTCAAGATTGACACCTTCCTCGCCCGCCACGACCAGCCAGCAGGAGACGAATGATGCAGATCGACATTCAGACCAACATCCCGTTTCCTGCCAGCGGACCGGATATGGTAGGCAACGTCTATCCTGTTCGTGGCGGCTTTGGCGCTTGCAACGGGCACGTTCACGTTATCATCGCTCACTACGAAAAGGTTCAGGGCTGCTGCCACTACTCCGGTTATTGCACCGTGACGGTGGACAGCGACGGGCAGATTGTCGGGGCAAACAGCTACGGCCTGCACTATTTCGATAACAAGATACCGATGGCCCGCGTGAACGGGCTTGATGAAGTCCAACTTGTAATGAGGTCGCTATGACTGGCGATACCAGCAGGAGACGGGGCATGACCGATGATGTGCAGGACTTGAGTGAGTTCTGGAAAAGCAAGCACTTGGAGGAATTATTCAAAGATCGTGGGCCGATCACGCACGAAGAAGCGCGGAATTGTGCCGAGGATTTGATTGACCACTTCTTCAAAAACGCTCCGCGCAAAGGCGGTGGTGTGCTGATTAGCATTCCGGTTCGATCTGACAACACGGACGTAATGCTGATCCGCTACATTGACCAAGCCGCCGACCACATAGCCCGCCTAGAGCGTCAGATTAAGGCGTTGCGAGAGGAAAATGCACAGTTGCAAGACGCTATAGATTACCCTCGCAAATATACTCACCGTTATTGGCGCGCTGGCGAACCTGACTGCCCCGCCGACATTAAAGCAGGGAATGGGGAACTGCACACGCTGCGCTGCAAGTTGTGCGGTAGTGACAATAGTATGGCACAAGTCTGCCCCGTAGCACTCAAACCCCCATGCAAGAACCATCCCGACCGCCCGACCCGTGAAAACCTCGATGGTGACAATCTGTGCCAAGAATGTTGTGACCAGTGGGTTCGGGGCGAGCGTCCTCAAGGAGAACACCGATGACTGATGTAACCGAACGAGCGCGAAATGCAGCATAGCAACCGATTGAGACCGCGCCGAGGGACGGGTCTGAAATTCTGGCCTGCCAAGTTTGGAAAGGTGAGATGCTGATTGAGAAGTTGGTATGGATTGAAAATGGCTGGCAGCGCCCTGACTGGGATGGCACGATAGACCCTACTCACTGGATGCAGTTGCCCTCCGCCCCCTACTGCAAAAGGAACCGACATGATTGACCCATCACACTCACACTGATAAGGTCGCAGAGACCATATCAGGAGTGTGACCATGAAGACCTCGATCATCACCGACATGCAACAATCCGACCAGGTGGTCCACTTGGTCCGCACGGCCGACGCTGAACCGCTCATTGAAGCACGACTGGTGCGGCGCACATCGATCGATCCGCCAGCGCCGCGTGGCAAGACAGCCGTGAACCTGACTGTCTTGGGTCGTGGGTATCGCAGTGTCACGGTCACACCCGACACCACGGACGAGTAACCAGCATGGACGCGCTGCTGACTGAGGCAATTCTGCATACGTTGCGAATGCTCACACTACTGACCGGCGTGCTGGTGCTGATCGACAGCATCGGTATCCTGATCCGTCCGCAGGAGATACCCCCGCACAAACCGAAATGGGCCGCAACCTCATGGTGCATAGTATCAGGCACCGCTGCCTCTGTGATGATTTGGCTGGTGGCAGAGGATATCGGGTTTGTGCGGGGCGATGAATTATGGCCCGATCAATTACCGGTGTGGTTGCTCTATGCCGGTTTGAGTGCAGGGTTCACCTGCCGCGCAATATCTCGCGCTCACAGACCTTTATTCACTGTCCTTGCCGTGTTAGGCATGTCCGCAGCGGGCATGACGTTCGCGGTATGGGACTTGGTTCGGTGAGCATAACAGCAATCGCAGGTAAAAATGCACCAGTGATTGCACCAATTGTAGCAGGCGCGCTGGCAGTCAACAGTGACACGCTAGTAACAGTCGGTGCGGTGGTCTTGGGGTTGTTTTTTGGTGCCATGTGGCGCACCGGCTCTTTCATCAGCGAAGGCAAAACGTGGCCCGAGATACGATCCGACTGGTTCATCTCGATCACGATCGGCGGTGCCAATGCCGTACTCACACTCGCACTGGTTGAATGGCTTTCGTTCGGTTTGATGTTCACGATGGCAATGGGTGTGGTGATCGGTGCGACCGGTCTGCGCGCCCTGCCCGAGTTACGAGCCGCACTGATGGAAGCAGCAAAGCGCCGCCTACTGTCCGATGGTGTGGCTATGATCCAACCCAAGGATTCGGACATTAACGCTAAGGTTAAGCGGCTGCGTGACCCCGTAAATCCCACAGAGGGAGACGGGCCGCAGTGATCCGTCGCACCATGTCGTCCGTTCCGCGTCCACCAGGAAACGCCACACCGTAGTCCGGTGCGTGCAGATCGATCATCTGTGACGACTATCGCCAGCATCTCACTCATACCCCTGTGCAGCGCCATAGCCGACCGGATCGGCCGCGTTAGGCGGGCTTACCCCCGCAGGATCATTCCGATAATACAGCACGCCCATGCGATCCTTGTCCTCTTGCAGGTACGGACGCACCTGGCGACCGCTCTCGTGGTATCCCATGCCGGTCAGGATACCCGCCACGACGTGTGGTGGCACCTGACCCTTGGTCGCACCGGTCTCACGCAGTCTGTTGTGGACTGCGATCTCTGACACCCATCCACCGGCAAAACCAGGTGCGCCCGACTCAACCGCTTCGGTGATGGACCGTTCGATAGGTGAGCGACCGATCTTGACTGCTTCGGCCCAACTGGTTGTGCGCGGCGCGCGCATCGGCAGGGCACCACGTTCAATCGGGTAATTGTACAACCAGTGTGCGATGTGTTCCTTGCCGTCCGCCTTGAGCCACTCGAACAATGCCTTGAAATACTTGTCGTCCATGCCGCGAGCGAACAGATCGTCCTCAGTCTGGATCGGGCTGTAGAAAATGGCATACCGCCGACCGTTGCGGGACACAGGCACCGCGTCCTTGTAGTTGGTGAAAAATGCCCAACAGCAGGGGTTGTCTTCCATCTCCTGATCGCTGCCTTTACCTTGGATTTCGATCAGTTCCTCACTGATGAGCGGCTTGAGGACTTCGACCAAATGACGCTTTTCATCGACCTTGATCTCGTCGGCCAGGATGAACACCTTGTTGCGCATCCATGCGTTGAATTTACCACCGCTGTCGCCAAGTTGCTGTGCGTCAGGGAAATGGACGTAAGGTTGGCCGATTGCGTGTGTCATGGCAATTTTGATGACACCCTTGCCGATCCCTTCGACCGACTGGATCACAGGTGCCCAAGGTATCTTGAAGCCGGGGAACTTGACCACATGCGCCATCCATTCGAACAGGATTTTCCTATCGCCTTCGTCGGGAATAATCGCTGCGATATGATTGAGGAACGGTGATACGTCGCCCTCCGTCATTGAGATTTCAGGCCGGACGTATATATTGACACCGCGCCGACCTAACACGTCCGTAACGATTTCGGACGGGGCACGTTCGGGCAAGAACCGTAAATGGTCCACCTTTGGTATGCGCCACAACGTGCTGCGAAGTGCCGCTTTCCATGCTTCGTCGGTCGATTTACCATCGCTGGTTATGATGAATTTCTTACCGGCGTATTCGCAACCGTTGAATTGTGTCGCGCCATATAGTTTGCCGTTCGGTATCATTATCTTACCAAATGAACCGACAAAGACGCAGCCTTTGAACCATTCAGCACATTCGAGATGCGTAAGGAATTCACCGCTGCAATCGAGTGGTGCAGGTTCTGGCATGGGCGGCGCACCCGGCAGAGACGGTACAGCAGGTCCGGTCTCACCGAACGACATGGCCGCTTTGAGTGATGGGACGCGATTAAGCAGCGACTGCCAGCCAAGTTGACTGTTGCGGATTGAGTGCCATTGCTTGTGATTTTCACCTGCGTCATTGTGTTCATATCGGGCGCACCAATTGGACCATATCACGAACAACGTGCTGTCATCCACCAATGTCCAACCAGCCTGCTTCACAGCAGCGGTCAGGGCGATCCATTCCCCGCGATCCAGATCGTTTGGATCAACCAGTTCGAGCGCACGATTGAGCCACGACAGCGATGGTGCTGCGAGTTCAGGATCACCAAGATCATGCCGTTCGCCAGACCCGTCGATCACCTGCACATGCGCGTAGGTCGATTCGAGTTGTTCGACTGTGAGAGGTTGACCCCAGCCACCGAGCGCATGACACGTCACGAGATGTGGTTGTGTCGGGTTCTTGAGATGGAGGGTGCCCGGTAGGCGCATCACGCGCGCCGCATCGATCACAGCCCGATCGCTGTTGAACGTCTGTCGCAGTTTGCGCTGCATCTGCTCGAACCGAGACACGTCGGCGGGATAGTGCTGGACGACCCAATAGCAGTGCCATTTGCCGGGGCTGGAGATCACAGCGAAGGTCGGTGGGGGGTTGGATGCAGCCGCTGCATTATACTGCTGCTCGGCGTCGATGCCGTCTATGTCGATGTAGTGCGCGCGGATAGTCTGCACGTTTTCCAGTTTCCGGTCCACACCATCCATTGCAGCGGGTGTCACAAATATACCGTAACCAGCAACATTCATCGCTTCGATCCACTGCCACAGGGCATTGAGCGAATCGCGACGTGCGTGACCGGGTAACGCCTTGTCCGTGTCGTGAAGTGCGCGCAGGTCGAGCGGTGTAGTTGCAGGGTCGCACCCAAGCGCAGACACGTATGCAGCGGCGAGATCGTAGGAGAGAGCGGTCATCACTCACACCCCACAAACAATTCCACATCGGCACGACGCCACACAGGCGGTTCGATGGACGGCAGCGGTGCGACAGGGCACACGCCATCTCGCACCCACTTCCGTAGGGTTTTTCGATCTACACCTAGTGCTTTGGCTGTCTCGCTGCTGTTAAGCAGAGCCTTGGGGTTCCCGTCCGTCATAATCAAACCAGTAACCAACGACTGACACTGTGGCAACCCCATTCTTCCACAATTTTCCCCTTGACCCGACTCGGGTGGTGTGAGTAGGTCGATTTCAGCAACGGAGAACATAAATGGCAATAGACATCATGCTAGATTTAGAGACTTGGGGCACCGACCCAGGACGTGACCTACGTTCCATTGGTGCGTGTGTTTTCGATCCTGTGGCTGGCACAGTCAGCGATATCGATCAATTCTACATCGCCACGGACAACCCGAAAGGCTATCATGGTAACGGCGTCCACAAGCACAGGTTTTTTCCAGATGAGAAGGGTTGGGCACGCAAATACTCACTGACCCGCGACCCCCGCACCGTCCAGTGGTGGTCCGAGCAGTCCGATGAGGCACAGGCTGCATTTGCGGGTCCTGTGGACCTGCGTGAGGCGTTGGGGCGGTTCGACAGTTGGCTTGGCGGACTGTTTAATTACGAAGTGATCCTCGCTGAGACCGACTGCATCCGCCTCTGGTCGCACGGAGCGGCCACAGACGGCCCGTGGCTCGCCGCAGCGTACAAAGCGGTCGGTCTGCCCGTCCCGTGGCACTACCGCGCACCCCGCGACACCCGCACCTGCTTCGACATGGCGGGGATCGAGGATCACACCGCATGGCTCAAACAGCACCCTGGCCCGCTCGGTATCCCGCATCACGCGCTGGATGACGCGATCTGTCAGGCTCGGGCAGTTTGTGCCGCTATGGAAATGAGGGTGTCAGAATGACATATCCCCTGATACTCGCAGCAGCCGCATCGCTCCTGACACCGCAGCAGCAGGAAACTCTCTGCTACACATTTGCCGATCTAGGTGTGGCGACAATTGAAGCGCGTGAGAAAGGTGTGTCGATCGACAAGATATTCGATTTACTACGCCGAATCGACGACGGATCACCAGCGGCCAACGCATTAGTCCCGATCATACGGGAACGTGTGATTGTTACCTACGCACAACCGCTCACGGGTGTTCGATTCACCAAGACTGAACGGCAACAGCTAATTAATCGGTTCACTGCCGAATGTCTTGCAACGGAGTTTAACGACAAATGACCCGCAGCCCTGAATACTGGAAACGCCGCTACGAACGGGCCGAAGCGGGTCGGTTGGCAGCGATCAGTGCCGCGTCCCAACGGGTTGATGTCGCAGCGGACGATCTGCAACAGCAAGTCGACGCGCTCGAAATGGTTGTGCTGACACGCGCTGCCTTGGTCAACATCGACCAGGACGGGCCGAAACTGCGGATTACATTAACCCGGCGCGGGCAGATACACCGTATCGAAGCATACGCTGGTATGAGCATGGACGTTGCTGCGTTGCGGCGCGAGTTACTAGAATGACAGACCGTAACGCAAGTATACGGCAGATGATTGCAAAAGACCTGAGCAGGGGGCCAGCGTGGACCAAATCTTACACCCATTGCCGGTCGATTATCCTGCAAATGCTCAGGGATCGTGAGATAACACGCATCATTCCGGTTGGCGGCACCCGTCGCAACATGATCGGTCTGACACAGGTTGGTGCAGAACGCTTCGGATATACTGGCGCACCAATCCATGAGCCGGAAGCATTTCAATTACGACCGAGGCATCACAAACCCGACGCTGCGGAACGGGCTGAACACAAGTTGGTGCTGGCAGACCATGTGGCGAACGGCGGAACGGTCGTATCGTCTGCATCAGATGTCGGCATGAGTAAATCATATTGTCAGATACTGTGGCGCGAAATCCTCGCAGAATTAGGCCCACAGGCAGTTTAGGAGAACAGCAATGGTACAGACTATCAAGGCGTACAAAGACATGTCGGGTAAAATACATGAGGATGTGTTTGCAGCACATCGTGCCGACCTGGCAATTTGGCTCGCACGGATCGATGCGATCAGCGAGACAAGCGCCAAGCAACTAGCCGATCAGATCGCAGCCAACCCCGACGAACTGATCGAAATGCTCCAAGCGTTGCGTGAAAATGCGCCGCTTGCGCCCGAGGTCGCATTATGAGCCGCTACACACGGTCCGTCTGCATCATCCTCGACAACGGGCAATGGATGGCACAGGCGGTTAATGAAATCGCGGCCATGCAGGTGCTGAACGCATTACAGGACATGGAGGAAGCAACCCGGTTGGGGCCGCACCCGTCCGAGATGGGCGATCCGTTGCGGTTCAAGCAGACGTCATTCCCGCAGTTCCACATCCGTACCGTCCAGCAGGACGAATACGCTTGTTCATGCGGTTTGCGTTGGGATGTGTCGGAAGATGACCCACATGCAACGACCTGACGGATATTACTGGATCAACTGCCCCGATCAGGACGGTTGGCAGATTGCCGAATACGCAACCGGGTATTGGCAACTCTGCGGATCGGAAGTGCCGGTCGTCGAAGGTAACGGGTGGTCCGAGGTCACACAGGTCGGTTCGCGTGTTCTGTCTTTCACCGATGACGAATGGGACTTGATCGAAAGTGTGTTGCGTCAGTCATCCAGTGTCAGTCGCCGCGAACTGGCCAATCGCATCCGTGTCCGCTGATTTGTTTCACCCACCGGTGTTTCGCACCGAGCGGGTTGACACATGGTATGTGTTATTGTGTGACGGGTATCCTATTGCACAGGGGTCAATTGATATAATTCGCTTGCATCCGTGTTACATGTGTGTCATTAGATGATTCGCAACGAAGCAACGGAGAGTGATATGGATTATTTGGTAAAGTTCGCACGGTATCGCGACGGTGAAACACGCATCAGTGGTTCGCAGTTTATCAGGGGTGAGAGTTTTGATGATGCTTTCAAGATCGCCAACGATCGTATTCGCGGTATGATTGCCGCTGATCCAGACTCAAAGTTCTACATCGAACGAATTGAGGCTCGCGGTATCCAACCGGCAATCGAGTGCGAAGGCGGGGTACACATGTTTGAGACAGTAGATGAATTCAGTGCCCGTGTGGCTCAGGCCGAAGCAGCCAACCACCGCTGACGGTCCGCTGTGGACCAGTGTGCCACCAGCGGATCACCGCTGACAATGAGGGCGGGGATGATATGCACGTCCCCGCTTTCAATCGCCTCACGCTTCACAGCGTTCATCAGGTTCGCGATGTTGTCGAAGTGGTATATCACACCGGCATGGGTCAGACCGATCCGCTTGCCGATCGCACGGGCCGACACAGCACGTTCGCCGCCTTCGTGCCACAGCGCAATGGCTGTTCGAACGATGTTTGATTTGGACCGGTCGCCGTGCATATTGCTCATATCATAAACTCCGCAACGCGCTGACGGGCTGCTTTCAGATCAATTCGGTCGGTCTCGCATTGGTCACACGCTGTGCCGTAGCGGGGCATTACACCCTGTATCTTGCGATCAAGATCGTCCATGTCGTTTCCTTGCCCTGAAACCTTACAATGTGTCAAGGGAGCAGTGAGGCCACCTGAGACGGGTCTGACACAAACCCGCCGATCCCGCCGACTGATTTGACCAATTCGATGAAGCGCAATTGTGCCTGGGCGCGCTTGTCGCCGGGTGTCAGGTGCCAGTCGGAGTGCTTACACTCGAGAGCGGTGAACACCCCAAGCGTGCGGCCCACATGGTGCGGTTGGATCACCACCGGCACGATCCCGATGAGATCGCTGCTGGCAAGTGACCGGTTCATCTGAGATGACTCATTGCACAGACCGTAGCGGATGATCCGACCGGACTGGTCTTCGCACGCTCCCACATTATTGCGCCATACGAGCGCGCCGCTGCGGGCCAATTCGAGGCGGGTGTGCGATTGTACTGCTGATTCAAGCATACCATGACTCCACTGTCTTACTCAAACTCTCCATCTCGGCACGCTTGCCCGACATTGCTGTCAGCACGTCCACACCGAGTGATAGGTAGAACCGCCGCTGTATCACACGGTCGTCCTCACCCATAGCGCGCCGCACACCTGCCCACTGTTCGATCGTGTCGCGTAGCCGATCCTGTGCCTCAATCCTCGCAAACTGCCGATTCAATGCGCCCTTGCCAGCCATCTCACCCGCTGCGATCGCGACCCGTGTGGCCATGTTGGTCGGTGTCTCCAGTTCCATGCTCGCACGGAGCCGTGCCAGCGCCTCACGGTCGAGCAGCATCAGATCGCCGTCCACCTGGTCGATCGAGCGCGCCACAGGCTGTGTGAGCGGTTCGTGGCCGCAATACGGGCAAACGGCATAGCAGCGTTCATATGGACGGCTGCACTCGCGGCAGGCAGTCAGTTCGATGTCGTCGGGGTCCGGTGCGCGCTTGGCACGCTTGTCGCGCCGATCGAGCGTCCAGATGTGCTGCTTGTCGGGAAGCCTGTGACGGATAACATTGCTGACCAGATCGATAATCGTGCCATGCGTCTTGCCGAACGACACACGCAATGCACGCCCGAACATTTGTAAATATTTATTTAGTGATGCGGTCGGACGTGCCATAATAACTGCGTCGCAACCCGGTACATTGAACCCTTCATCGAACAGATCAACATTGACCAGAACAAGCAAGCGCCCATCTTTGAAACGCTTAATCATATCACGGCGTACACCGCTGTCAGTCTTCGCACTGACCGACGCAGCAGATATACCCGCTTCGTTGAACTGGCGCGCAATGTCGTTTGCGGTCTCAACGTCCGTGGCGAAACAGATTGCGCGTTTGCCTGGTATCCAGCGACGATACTCGGTTACGGCATCACTGACGATATGCGACCGCTTGGACGCCTCGCGCATTTTCTTTGGGCTATAGTCGCCCTTCGGGGTGATCGCATCGTCGCCAATGCTATAGTCAGTCGTCGGAAGAATGACCTCATATTCGGACAGCGCACCAATATCGATCAGTTCGCGCATATTCGGACCGAGAACCATCGCATGAAATGGCCCGTCTGCGTCTGCCCCTAGACCTTGGCCGTCCGCTCGCGATGGACAGGCTGTTACGCCAAGCCCGTATGCGTTGGGGAATAGGTTGATCGCCTTACCCCACATGTTCGGTTCTGTATGTTCATTGCCGATGGCGTGATGAGATTCATCTAGCGTCCAGCGGTTTACCTGTTGCGCCCACTGCCGTATTTGATCTGCGCGGCTGATTATGGTCTGCACCGACCCGACTGCACAGCGTGCGTCGGGGTTGATGAATGACCGTCCGAACTCTTGTCGATGCTCCTGTATGATCGCAGCGACTGTTTTGCTGTTGCCGATGATACGGTGATGTATGCCGCGTTCTGCGACGGCGATCGACATCTGACCAACCAGTTCATTACGATGCGCCATTATTACTTCGGTCATACCCTGTTGATGACCGTCGAGAATGATGTCTGTGGACAACACGGTTTTCCCGGACCCTGTTGGAGCAATAGCAAGCACGTTACGCGCACCGTTCTGCCATGCGTCGTAAACGCCTGCTTTAAGTTTCGCCTGGTCTGGTCTGAGTACGATAGGTGCGCTCATGTTACGATCAAACCCACCAGGAACACAGCATTTGCACCGGTCAGTACGACCACCGCCCGATCAGTCGTCCGCAACGATTTCCACCGACCGAGCCGAATGGACCGGACGGAGCAGACGGACAGGAGCAGGCATTGCATGATGAGGGTCTGGACTATGTCGGTCACAGCAGGCAACCCCACTGATCGGCCATAGCGGTGCATTCGATATGCAGAATGATAAGCGACCATTGGCGGCAGCGTATCGCCGCGCGAACATCGCACTGCATGTGCCAGCGCGGATCACGGTCGCACGGTTTCAGATCGCAGGACCATGCTTCGATCCCGATCGCCCGGAACACATCTCGCACTGTGGCGGAATATTCGCAGCCGATCAGGACCGTCATAACCGTGCAATCACCCAAATTTGCCATATTCCGTCGCTGCTGGGTGCCTTGATCGAGTTTGGCACCCATGACGGGTCGTGGATGATCTTACCGCCCTTGCACACGTTGACGTGATCGCTCGGGCCATCGGTTGTCGTGCTGCCAAACAGCAGATATGTGACGGTCGGGTTCATCTGTTCCATGAAATCCAGCAAGTCCGACAATGATTCGGACCCTGGGAAGGCAAAACAGGCAACAGTCAGACCGCGCTGCCCGAACCATTTGCGTACATCAGCCAGTGCTTGCTCACCGCTCACACCTTTGTCCGCAAAATGCGGAACGAAATCAGGCTCAAAGTCCATAACGGTCGCAACGCACGCGCGCAGACAGTCGCCGTATGAGTGTGGTGGTTGGTGCTTCATCTTGCAGAATTGGGGGGTCACTTGGATACCTCGACGAACAGATTCGATTCCGGCAATAGACCAGAACAAACCCATGCAGATGAAAACGGTGGGTTTAGGGCGGGTTTTTGGTCATCATACGACTTGAAATAAGATATGCGTTTGTTGAAATACATCATTTCAAACTGGTTATCGCGAAACATACGAAAGCGCCGCTTACTTTCAAACAACCCTGCGATACCGACGAGCATGGCGAACGGGCGACGAAGATTGAAAAGCATCTCGAACACTTCGTTCTTCATGCTGTAGGGTGGGTTCGATATGATGACTTCGCCCAAACATGAAGTCTCGAAGAAATCAAAGCCGATTTCCAGATGTGTCGCGATACAGACGTTGCCGTTTTCACGGATCATTCGCGGGATATGGCTGCGTTCAGTGTCGAACGGGCACCATACGACCTTGCTTTTCGGAACGAACGGCAGAAGCGGTTCGATCGCGTAAGGTGGTGTATAGAACTCATCGTTGCCGCTGCTTGCGACCTTATCCATTTTCATCTGCACCACCCCGGCACGACTGCATCGGTGTGCTGACGGCCATCGGTGATCCGTGCGAGGAAGAACCCGACCCAATCGTGCGAATCAATATCACGGACCACAGTGGGTCGTCGCTGTGGATCGGCGTATTGTTCCAACACGATCTGACCGGACGGGCTGCTGTGTGCCAGCCGCGCCAATTCGTCCATGCTTGTCACCATCGCACCACGGCTTTCCGTCAGCGGATCGATACAGGGGTTCAGTATCTTTTCACGCCAATCGTCATAGTCGGTCCGTTCGGTCGGCCATACGCCAAGATTATCCGAACACTTCCACCCCATGCTGGTCATCGCCGTTGTGTATTTGAGCGCCGGAACGGGTGTGAATTCGATCACACTGGACCATTGTGCTTCGGTGCGACACTGTTCAATCAGGGTCGGTTCGGCGCGAATGTAAAAGACCCCATCGAACGGTGCGACCTTTTCCACCGCGAGAAGATGACGATTGGTGGCAAGCACCATACCGTAGTCGAAACGGAAACAATTGATCGGATCATCAGATGGTTCGTCCGGTAAAAGACGGGACAGTCGCGCTATAACGTCGCATGGAATTTTCATAGTCTGGTGGCTCCACTGAATGACGACTTGACAGGTGGAAGGTTTTTCGCTTTACGTCAACCCCTATTCAGCGTAACAACCTTATCACACAACGGAGCGAATCACATGAAACATACTCTTACACTAACTGGATCGATTGCGGCACTGATCGCTGCAATGCAGGCGTTTGAAGAAGCCACTGCTGGTAGTGGGCAAACGGGAAACGCCCCTTCCACACCCACTGGCACTGGTACACAGGCACCGACGCCCCCGCCGTCCGCGCCGAGTTCGGTTGTTCCGATGCCGAATGCCCCTACCCCGCCCACCGCGCCGACTTCGACCGATTCGGAGGATGAAGACGGTGACGACAGCGATGGCACTGGTGTCGATTCGGTTGGTCTGCCGTGGGATGATCGTATTCACAGCAGCAGCAAGAAAAAGGGCAAGGACGGTACGGGGAACAAGCGCCGTGGTGGCCCGACTGGCCCGTCCCGTGACGACATCGAGCGTGAGTTGCGCGCCAGCCTGAGCAGCGGCACACCGATGCCACCTGTGAGCGCACCGCCCCCACCGATGCCACCTGTGAGCGCGCCGACCATGCCGGTCGCACCGCCCCCGCCGTTGCCTGTGCCCGCCTCCGCAGCACCTACACCAGTAACGCCAGAGCCAGCAGAGGAAATGGACTTCGCATCGCTGATGTCACAGATCGGTCCGAAACTCGGTGAGGGAGAAGGTCAGATCAATAAGGAATATCTGGTCGGTCTGTGTCAGGGTCAGGGGATCAATTCGATCACCGATCTCGCCGTCCAACCCGAAAAAATCGGTGTTGTCGTAGCGCAACTGCGCGCTGACAACCGCTGGTAATCCGGTGACGGTCGGCCCCCTTCCACTCGACCGTTACTCAACCGTGGGGCACCGCTGCGAGGATAAACGTGGTGCATCTTTTTAACCGGAGCAACGACAGTGACTGAACCAACAAAAGTGATGACCGATGCGGCGGGTGCGACCTCTTACGATGAGTATCGAGCAGCGGGTTGGTCCGACACACAACTGATCGAACATGGTCTGATGGAACCGCGCGCTGCGGGCCATGACACCGCGTCCGACGACCGCCTGCGGATGTTGATCGAACGGATCGAGCGTCTGGAGGAAGAAAAGAAAGGTATCGCAGACGATATTCGGGACGTGAAGGGCGAAGCGAAAGCGGTTGGTTACGATCCGAAAATCATCACGCAGATTGTGCGACTCAGACGGATGAAACCCGACGACCGCGCCGAGATGGAAATGGTGTTGGACACGTACAAATCCGCGTTGGGGATGGGGTGATGACTACCGTAACTGCTACCGAACTTTCGCGTGTTATGCACTGCTTCGGCTCGCTCGACATGCCGCGCGCCGTGCCGCATGACAGCAACCGTGAGGCACGCGATCAAGGCAACGCTGAGCATTGGTTGGCCGAGCAGATGTTCGCGGGTCAACCAGTCGGTCCAGGCGCACAGGCACCCAACGGATATGTCATTACGGACGAAATGATTGAAGCGGTCAGCACCTATGTCAGTGCGCTCGATTGCGGGCAGATGGAGATCGAGACTGGTTACGCTGGTCAGAATTGGGAAGTGAAGGGTCGTGCGGATCATCTGGTGTATCGTGAGGCACAGGCGACAGAAGACCCGAACGGTGGTCAAACCGGCACGCTACAGTCCACCCTGACCATCGACGATTACAAATCGGGTTGGCGGATTGTCGAGCCGCGCATGAACTGGACGCTGCTGTCCCATGCGATCGGTTGGGTTATCCGCAACGAGACTGTGCCGGATCGTATCATCCTGCGCATCCACCAACCCCGTCCGTTCCATGCAGACGGCCCGCTACGTGAGTGGTGGTGTAATTATGAGGAACTGATGGGTTTCTACCACCAAATCGACCACCGGCTATCCAATCCAGTCGAGGAACTTGTGACGGGTATCGAGTGGTGCGCCAAGTGCCATGCTCTCGCTATATGTCCTGCCGCTCGAACCGCTGAGATGAATGCGATCGACGTATGCACCGAAGCGTTTGTGGACGACTTACCGAAAGACGTGCTAACCCACCAACTTTACACGGCGCGACTCGCGGCCGACACGATCAAGAACCGCACAAGCGCGTTGGAAGAACTTATATCGCACCGCATCAAGAATGGTGAGACGTTCACCGGATGGGCGCTGGAGCGGCGGCATGGGCACCGTAAGTGGAAACCTGGTCTGACCGGCAAGGTATTATCGCTGGCAACAGGAATGGACCTTTCTGTCGATGGGGTGGTGACACCCGCAGCCGCTGAACGAATGGGTGTATCGAAACAGGCAGTAGCGGCTCTGACGGACAAGCCGTTGCTCGATCCGAAACTGAAACGAATTGACGCCGATGCAGCAGGCCGTGCTGCGTTTGGTGTACCAACAGATTAAACAGGAGCAGAACAATGCGTAACACACTACTCACAACTACCCACCACACCGCAATCGGCTATGACAATGATTATGGCACGACCATCACGTTGCCGGTAGGCCGGATCGTTTGGGGTCATCCCGGTAAACCCAAGCCTGCGACTGACAACCACGGCAATGCGAAACTGGACAAGGCCGGTCAGCAGATGCAGGAAACCAGTTTTGGTATTGCGATCCCAACCGACTCGTTCAACTCTCAAGTGTGGCCGCACATGCACGCCGAAGCGTCCAAACTGTTCCAGAACGTACCGGGCAACTTCTCGTGGAAGATGATCCAAAGCACCGAAGTCGACAAGAACGGTAAACTTTACAGCGAACGTGAAGGTTATGCCGGTTGTGTCGTGCTGGCGATCTCCACAATGGTCGAACCACCGCGTATGCTGCGGTGGAACGGTTCGCAGTGGCAGCAGATGGACGCCAGTGAAGTGAAATGCGGTGATTATGTGCAACCGGAAGTCACGTTCAAGGTGAACAAGCCGACCAATCCGCAGCATACCCCTGGTATCTATGTCAATCCGAACCAGATCGCCTTTGTCGGTCACGGTGAGGAAATCGTGTCGATCCGTCAGACTGATCCAAATCAGGCGTTCGGCAGTGGCCCACCACCATTACCGCCCGGCGCGAGTGCTACACCTGTCGCAAGCGGTGCGCCTATGCCGGGTCAGACACCGGGAAATGCACCACCACCTGCCCCGCCTGCCCCGCCTGCACCACCAGCAGTGCCCACAGGGCCACAGCGGCCGACTGATCCGACGCATGTGCATGACAACGGCAACGGGACCGAGCAGTGGTTCCTGAACGGTAATTGGGACGGTGGTGCTCATCCTGTCCCACAGGCCGGTGCGCCACTTCCACCACCTGCTGTGGGGTTTGTCGCGGGTGCTGGTATGCCGGGCGCGCCGCCGCCCCGCTGAAAGGATGTGCCGTGCGGGCCGGATTGTATCTGGCCCGCCTGCCACTACTCGGCTGATTTGAACGATTGTATTAGGTGGTGAATATGAAACCGGATTACGCGACACCTGATGAAATGCGCGAGTGGGGTTTCGCCTGCCCGAAAGGATGGGTCCACTGGAAAGACTTCACCGATCCTGACAACCCTGGACAGGTCGGGCCGGGGTGTGGTGAACTGTGACACCCGCACCAGACCTGTCCCAAGCGATCGTTTACGATAATGAGTGCCTGAGCAACATATTCACCTTGTGTGCCGAACCGCTGTTTGGTGACGCGCCGCCGACAGTGTGGGAGATCAGCGAGTTTCGGGACGACCGGCAGCACCTGCTGCAATGGCTCATTTGGTGCCAGCAGAATAGCATCCCCATGATCGGCTTCAACAACGAAGGATACGACTACGCGCTGCTGCACATGTTCATGTTGAACCCACACGCCACATATCAGGAACTGCACGCCAAGTCACAGTCGATCATCACGTCCGGTTACGGTGACGACCGGTGGGCGCATCAGATATGGCCGCGTGATCGGTTCGCACCGCAGATCGATCTTTTCAAGATTCACCATTTCGACAACCATGCGAAATCCACCAGCCTCAAAGCATTGCAATTCGCGATGCGCGCTGAGTCTGTAGTCGAATCGTCCATACCGTTTGATCGACCTGTTACGTTCGAGGAAGTCGACGGTGAACTGATCCCGTACAACAAGCACGATGTGAAGGAAACGAAACGGTTTGCCTTTTTCAGTCTGGACGCGATCAAGTTCCGGCTCACACTGGTTCCGCAATTCGGGATCGAATGTCTAAACTGGAACGATACGAAGATTGGTGAAAAGATGCTCGAACAGCGTCTTGGTGACAATCTCTGCTATGACCGGTCAAGTGGTCACAAGGTGCGCCGCCAGACCATACGCACGAAGATTGCTCTGCGTGACATCATATTCCCTTACGTGCGCTTCGAGAACCCTGAATTCCAGCGCGTCCATGGCTTTATGCTCGACCAAGTGCTGACACCTGACGACATGGACGATCCAGAGGCAGAGATCGTCACCAAGGGGGTAATCAAGGTCACGGCGCATGTCGGCGGATTGGAGTTCCATTTCGGCACGGGCGGAATGCACGCATCGGTCCCACCGCAACGGCTCATTGCGGACGATGAATGGCTCATTCGGGACATCGATGTTGCCGCGCTGTATCCGAGCCTGTCCAACGTGAACCAACTCGCGCCGGAACATCTCGGGCCACGCTTTATCACTGAATACGCCAAACTGCCCGCCGAGCGCGCCACACACGCCAAAGGCACCCCATTGAACGCTCTGTTCAAACTGGCGAGCAACGGCGCATGGGGTAAGAGCGGCAACAAGTATTCCGCGTTCTTCGATCTGGCCTATTTCCTGTCCATGCCGATTAACGGGCAATTGCTGATTTGTATGCTGGTTGAGTGGCTGTTAGCCGTGCCGACAATATCGCTGATCCAAGTCAACACCGATGGGATCACGTATCGCATCCACCGCGATCATCTCGACGCAGCGAAAGAAATCGAAAAGCGGTGGGAAGAATACACATACCTGAAACTGGAAAGCGCACATTACAGCAGAATGTGGATCAGGGACGTAAACAACTATATTTCGGAGTATGCAGAATGACAATCATTGATCTAGTACACACCCCACGCGACCACATGATGACGTTTCTACGTCGCGCCAACGAATTAGCCGTCAGCGATTTCAACAGCGGTATTCGGGGTGTGGGTAGTTTGACCGGACAGGATGTGATGAAGATATGCGGTGTATCGCACCATCACGACTTTCAAGAAACACTCGCATTGTCCGTCTATGACAGCACGATACAGTCGCTTGTTGAAGCGCAGGATTGATGGCTAAACTGAAACTGAAAGGTGCGTACTGGCACCCCGATCCGCTCGATTACGCGGGTAGCATCGGCGGCGCGTCCCCTCCTGGTTGGCATCGCGACCACAGTAACATCATCTCCACCCGCGCTGCTGTGGTCGCTATGGTTCACAACGTGCCGATCGAGACGTATATCAGGGCGCACACAGACCCGTTCGACTTCATGCTCAGAGCAAAGGTGAACCGCGCTGACAAGCTGGTTCTGGGCAACCGTGAGGTCCAGCGTGTGACACGCTATTACGTCTCGACAGCCGGGGAGCAACTGGTCAAGATCAGCCCACCTGTAGCGGGTGGCGTGATCGGACAATGGAAGCGGGCCAACGGTGTGACCAAGGCGGAATATGAGCGGGTCATGACCGAGACAGGTGGGGGTTGGTCCGAAGCGGTCTGCACGAAGAACCGCAGCAAATATACCGAACGACGCACGATGATACAAGCGGGACGCTTGGTGCGCGAATGCAACGACGCATCGACGTTCAATTGGTGTGACGTAGATTACTCATATTACATCGCAGAAGCATCTAAGTTGGTGATAATATAACTCAAAAGTTGCATCGCAAAGCGTAATATGATTTATGTTGCGAATCACCGACACAACGATAGTGTGGTTAGTCGCTCGTTACTGACGGTCCGCCCGAGACGCATTGACCAAATCCTCACACTTCGACACGATCTCGATCGTATCTGCCGTGCGGCCGTTGGCCTTTGCGAGTTGACCACCCTGCGCGACGTAGGCACCGGCCCAAGCCTTTACCTGGTCCAACAGGCTCAGGTCTGCCGTAGCGGGCACAGGAGCCGCCTCGACACCACCGGCCCAACTATCCGGCACCAGTGAAGCGCAACGCGCTGGTGGGGTCGATACGACCGGTCGGCTGATAATACCGCAACCGGTGAGCGAAAATGCCAGCACGGCGCATGTGAGCAGTCTCATTGTCTATTCTCCGCAGTCGGCATACACGCCGGATCGTTCCGATGCTCCGTGGTTCCACACACACCGACCATGACGGCCGCACGGACGGCATCGGAGTTCGCAGCGGTGTCGATTTGTGTTATTGTCTGCGAGACGATCTGATCGATTGCATCTTCGGTTGCAACTCGACCGTCAAGAATTTTGATCGCGCTCTCCGCAGCGTCAGAAGCCGCATCACTGCTGAGATTGGTCTGCTCGATCTGCGCTCGGTACTCATCCTCATAATTATCCTTGCTACAACGACCGAGCAGGAAAATACCGCCGACGAGCAGCAGGGCCAGCACGGACCATGTCAAAGGTTTGGCGAATTTGGCACCGACCAGTTTAGCGGCGTAGCCGAATAGGAATGTCATCGTGTGTCGTCCTCTATGGTGTGGACTGGATCGTTGGGTTGCCCTGTCGCCTGCCGTTCCATCTGTTCCGACTTGTCCGAACTACCCTTGCTGCTGCCCAGCCACCAGTTGACCGCTGTGCCTGTCATGGTGATGAGCGCACCGACCAGCAACTGATCGCTCGGGTTCTGCAAATACGCATACCCGAACAAACCGATCAAAGCGATTGCGATTGCAGCGCGAGGGATGTCTTTTCTGCTCATGATAACACCTTAGCGAGAGCGTCACGAATATCCACTTGTCGCGCACTTGTCCAGTCTGGTGTATAGGATGGCTTGCGGACGTGCTGATACACTGTGACCATCCCATCGGTCGACCACACCCCGTCGAAAAACAGGTTGCGCTCCGCTTTGCGCCGACCGATGATCTCGCGCGGTGTGGACCAGTTCATGAACTCTTTGCGCGCCTGATCGATCTTGCCCGCCTTGAACGACTTGACCCATGACGCGCTGCTGATCGCACCTGTGTTCCAATGGAACGACAATGCAGCACCGAGTTGCGATTCGGACAGGGTGTGGCCTTTGAAGGCTCTTAGCACTGCGGGCAGGTATTTCACGCGCACCAGCCACTCATAGACCTCCAGACACCGTTCAATGGTGGTCGGGTTGTCTTTGTAGCGAGCGACATCATGGCCTGATGCGGATGTGACGCCCACCCCCCACGTCCAGACACCTACGCTGTCTTTGTACGCTTCACAGATTATCGCTTCGTGTTCGATAATCTCCAACATGATCCGAGCAGTCGGCTTGGTCACGTCGTCGATCGGTTGGCTGGTTGACGGGGCAATGCGCGCAAGGATCGCATCGGCGGTCTGCGGGCCGTACACGCCGTCCGGTGTGATACCGACGATCACCTGGATGCGTCGGGTTTTGTCGGTCAGGGTCATTTTACTTCCCTTCTAAAATACTGATACGCGCTTCAAGAGCCTCGATCATATCGAGCATCCCTTCACAGTCTCGCGCCATCCGGCAACGCTCGGCCTTGGCTTTGAGCGCGGTGCCCAGTTTGAATTTCCTGGTGGTATCGTCCCATTCCTCGAAGTCACCCGGCTCCTTTTTCGAGGTGCCAAGCAACGTCCAGCCCTTGTAGTCATCAGGCGATTTAGTGATGCACTTCTCGGTGGTGTCGGGGTGCTGTAGAATGCTCCAGTCTGCCATGATTTATCCTTGCGCGCTGATGGTGCCACCAAGCGTGACGCTGCCCGACGATGGGCCAGCGATGCTCTGCCGCCGATACATCAGCCTGTAGGAGTAGGTCGTGCTCGCAGTCCTGCCCGTGTCGGTGAAATTGTTGTTGATGTTACCACCTGTGTACGTGACAAACCCTATTTCGGGGTCATTCTCCACATTGGGATGCGGGCTGGAAACTGTGACCACGCCAATATCCGTCCAGATTGCTGATCCCGGCGAGGTTTCGCGCTGCCATTTTGTTTCACATGGTTTGTTGCCGTTTATTGTGCCCCCGGGAAATAACCCCATATTGGCAGCGGTAAGGGCGACGCTGGTGACGCCTGCCCCTGTTGTGACCAACAAGGTACCTGCCACAGTATAAGTTGTGGTGCTGTTGGACAGATTGACATTCGCGCTGGCGAACGCACTGCCCGTAGGCTGTACCGGTACCGCCGCATCCTGCACCCGTTTGACCTTGGTGGTGACAGGCGGATAGGCCCGCCCGTTATACGTCGCCGTTATCGCCAGAATTACCTCTGCCACCGCAGGCCCGGAATTGATCGTAAGCTGGCCTTGACCCGTGCCCGCCATAGTTGGAGCCGCGCCGCTGAATGAACCGCTGATGATGGCTACCGTCCATGTAACCCCGCTGGCGAAGGCCGTTCCGCCCGATGGTGTCAGCTTATAACCACTGACAATCTTGGGTATTTCGCTGGCCTTGATCACCCCGTCGCTGGTGTAGCCAACATTAACTTCCGGTGTGCCAGATGCTGCTTTGGTAACATCGGCCTGGGTTTCAACCCCGTCCAGCTTCGTGTCGGCTGTACTATCCAGATTGGCGAGCGACTTGTTCAGGACATTGGTGAGCAGGTCGGCCCCAACGGTTGCCCCCGCTTCGATCCCAGACAGCTTGGAGCTTTCGACAGTGCCGGTGATCCCGAAAAAGCGGGTGACTGCCGTTGTGTTGGAGCCGGTCCCCGTCGCGACCCTGTTTACCAATGGTAGCACTCGGAAAAACTTAATCGAGGGATTGGTGATGTTGATGTCTACGCCGGTCACATTTTTACCGACGCGGAACCGGACAGTGCGGCGCTGGCCGGTGAGGATATTCTTCTGTGCAGTGCCTGCTGCAATCAGAT